GCTGTTGTCCGCGGCGTCGCCCTCGGCGAGGTAGTCGTCCTCGGCGAGGTTGGTCGCGATCTCGTCGACCTTGATCTGGTTCGTGGCGTGGTAGATGTCCTCGACGATCATCGCGCCAGCCCGAAGCGTCGTGCCCGCGGGCGTCGTGGCCGCTCGGATGGACTCGTTCGGGAGGAACTGGAAGACCGCGCCCCCAAGCCCGGCAACGCCCATCGCGTTCTTCAGCGTGATGGTCCTGTTGCCGGCGTCGATGGCGCCGACCTGGGCTTTCACGCCGCTACCGAAGCCGAGCAGCATCCGGTCGAGTTCGTTCGTGACGCGCTCGACGAGCCTCGGCATGGCCTGCTCGCCCCAGTCCAGGAACGCGCCGATGTCGGTCCGGACCCGCTTCAGGACGTCGCCGGTCATCTCGACCGAGCCGATCACCTTCTTGAGGTAGATCCGCGAGTTCTGCACGATGGGGCCACGCGGCACCGGGATGTAGCCCGTCTCGCCGCGGGAGCCGACACCGGCCGGCAGCGCGAAGAGCTGCGCCGTCTCGATGTAGCGCCCGCCCGTCGTCGTCTCGGTCTTGATGCCACCACTCTGCTCGAAGAGATCGAGCAGTTCCGAGTCCACGACCACGTTGTTGATGATCGAGTCCTCGAAGATGACCTTCATGGCCGCGTTCAGGTCGGTCGTCGTGGTCGTGTCGCCGACCACGAACAGGCCACCGACCGCGGCGATGCTTGCCGCGAGGCCCATCACCGGCGCGAGGATGAGCGCCGTGACGATGCCGACCGCGGCGATCCAGATGCGGTTCTGCGAAATCATCGTCGTAGCTCCAACCTTCCTGTGGTCACCTGGATCAGCGGGCAAGGTGCTCACGCGCCCACTTGATCCTGTCCTTGACGGTCTGCCCATCCGGTGGCCTCGGCCGCGCCGGCGCGGCGCCGACGCCCATCGGGGCGACGGCGGAAGCGGCGGCTCGCCTCTCCACCTGCTGTCGGAACACTGCGCCCGGNTCCTGGGCAGGCACCGCCGTGGCAACCTGACTCCCCGCGGGGCCCGAAGGCCGGACGGTCGGCCGGACGGCCGAAGGCTGCGCTGCGGCGGTCTGGCCGCTGACGCGGCCGTTCGTCCCGGGCGCCGGAGACGTCGGCAACGGGATGCCAAACGCCTGGAGCGTCCCGAGACGGTGCAGGAGAATCGGGACCTCGGCCGGGTCCAGCCGATTGATCCCGTGCTCGTTGACGTACTGCTGGAGATCGCGGATCGCGTAGCGGAAAAAGAGATCCGCTCGCTGCGGGTCCATCGAATCCGGCGTGAGGCCGCGAATCGCCTCCCGGATCTGGAGCGCGTTCTCGGCGGCCGCCCTCTCCGCGGCGATCGCCGCCTCGGCTTCCCGGCTCTGCCGCATCCGCGCCGCATGGAGTTCCGCCCATGCGGCGCGCCGCCCGAGTTCGTTCTGGTCCCAACGGGCGAGTTCCTCGACGACCGCGTTCCACACCTCCTCGTCGGCGAGCAGGTGCTTGACGACGTTCGCCCGGCGCTCGACCGGGATGTGCTCGATGAGGAAGTTCTCGGGATCGTGACGGAGCCGCTGCTCGACGTACTGGAGTTCCTCCCTGGCGGCCCGGACGTCCGCCATCTGGCGGTTGAACTCCTCCCGGCGCATGTAGCCGTTCCGCAGCCGGTTGATCGACTCGGCGAGCGCACGCGGCACCTCGTAAACCTCGTCGGGATCCTCCGGCCGGCGCCCGGGCAGGCTCACCGTGACGAGCTCGCCCTCGGACGGTTCGGCCCGGTCCTCCTCGGGCTGCGGCTCAGGCTCCTGGCCCTCCTGGGTCTGCGTCGGCTCAGCCGATTGTGGCGTCTGCTCGCCCGCGGCGAGCGCGCGGACCTGCTCCTCGGAGTAGAAGCGCCCATCGGGCCCGCGGTAGAGGCCGTTGTCCAGCCGAACCCATCCGGCGGGCGGCTCGAACGCAGCCGGCCCCGCGGCCGTCTGCGGCTCGGTCGGGGCGACCGGCTCGGCGGCCGCGGGATCGGGCGCCGCTGCATCCGGCGCGGGCTCCGGATCGCGCCGTACGAGCGCCTCGAGGGGATTGCCACCCTGCTCCATGATCTGCCGGGCCTCGGCGAGTCGCTCCTCGAAGGTTGGCCCCGGCTTCGGCCGATCCTCGGCCGGGCCGATCATCAGGTTCCCCGCGCGCTGCGGCTGCGGTTCCGGCTGCTGCGTCGTGTTCGTCGTCTCGTTGTCCATCGTCTCACCCTCGGTTCGTTCGGCGCCGGCGCCCCATCCTGGACCGCCGGCGGGTCACTCCCCTATTCCTCCAGGTTGGCGACGACCTCCGCCGATTCCAGCGGCTCAGCCCTCGGCGGCGTCTCCGCGGTCGGCCCGCGGTCCGGCGGCTCGGGNCCGAGCCCGCGCGCCTCGGCCTCGGCGCGNCGGGCCGCGGCGGTCGCGATCGCCGCCTGCTGCGCNGTCTGCTGCGCCGTCTGCTGCATCGCCGACTGGAGCGCGACGTTGTTCTGGAAGGCTCTCAACGCCGCCAGCCGCAGCATCTGGCGGTACGTCACCATCTCCTGCTGGACGTGGATCGGGAGCCGCAGGTAGGAGGGCGACTTCATGTACCGCTCGAGCACGGCCAGGTGGATCCCGTGGTCGTACCACTCGAAGATCGGGATCTCGGACGCGGGCACGCCGCGGAGCAGCTTCGCCACATTCTGCTCCGCCGTGCTGCGATCCACGCCGCCGGGCCGGGCCGTTCGCGAGAGGTGTGGGAACCGGCTGAGTTCGAGCCACCGCTCGATCGCCTCGGGCGANCCGGGCGGGCCGAAGCCGCCGAGTTCATAGATCCGCTGCACGCGCGCCTGGCGCTCGCCACGGCCTTCGGGCAGCATGGATTCGATGTCCGGGACGACGTGCACCTTGCCCCGCTCGAACATCTCGGGCAGGACGGTGATCGTCTGCGCGGCGAAGTCGTCGCCGGCCAGACGGATGACCTTCGGCGCATCCCAGATCAGCGGGATCATCACCATCCAGTCCTCGACCATCCGGGCGAGCTCGATGACCGTCCGACGCTGCGTCGGGCCGATGAACCGATCGGCGTTGTAGCGCAGTTCCTTCACCAGCTCGCCGCTCGCATCGGCGGTCGGCGGCGATCCCTGGGCCCCAGGAATGTTGCCGAGTTCGTCGTGCTCGCTGGTCAGGATGTTGAGCGCCCGGTAGACGTCCTGGCTGAGCGCGGGCGGAGAGACGAAGCGGAGCGGCTCCGGGACCTGGCTGAAGTCGCCGTAGAGTTCGAGGCCAGGCCGGTTCGTGACCATGCCCTCTTTGATGCCCGAACGCCGGTCGATCAGCTTGATGGGGTTCGCAGTCTTGTTCGTGTGCTCCAGGATCGCGGCGACCAGCCGGTTCCTCGTCCGGGCTGGCCCGTTGAGCATCTCCTGGGGCGACGTGCCGGACGGCCGGCCGGGGACGCGCACGAAGATGAACTGGCGGATCGGGCTCGTGTACGGGAACGGCGCGTAGCGCACGCCGTCGCGGAGCACCTTCGTCCGGGTCACGGTGAGGAGCCGGCCGCCCGGTGATTCCCGCGTCTGCTCCATGCCAGGGAAGCGCGAGGGAGCGTGCCAGAACTCGAAGACCTCGACGAACCCTTCGCGGCTCGGGTTCATCGCGTTCGCGACGGTTTCCTCGCGGCCGCTGGCGGCGCCGTAGTAGCCCGCCCCGAAGAGCAGCCGCTGAAGTTCGGCGATCTCGTGCGCCTCCTGGCCCATGACCTCCGGCTCACACTCGACGCCGTACGCCTCCCAGACCTGTTCTGGCGTGAGGAAGACACGGTGGATGTGCCACGACTTCCGGTGCCACGGCGTAGGNCCCCACTGACCCCGGACCTCGAGCGGGGAGAGCACGTCGACGACGATTTCGCCCTCGTGCATCGTGTGNGGCGGCCCGACGATCTCCGGCTCGCCGGTCTCGGGGTTGAGCCGCACGCGAACCTCACCGTTCGGCCCATACGGCGCGTCCGGGATGTCCCGGTAGATCGGCTGGCCGTCCGGACCGAGAACCGGGTTGCCGTCCGCGTCCAGCAACGTGAGGCGGGCCGGGCCGCGGAACTCCCGGAGTTCCCCTCGGTTCGGGTCGATCCGGCTCTTCAGGTAGGCGGTCCCGCCCGGGATCAGCCAGGCGGTGAGCTGGTCGATGACCTCGAGCATGGACGCGTTCTGCCAGATGTGCTTGAACACCGCGTCCATGACCTCGGCGAGTTCGGCGTCGGCGCGATCGCCGCTCGCCGGCTGGAAGCTCACGACCGGCGGGTTCTCCGTCATGCGGGCGTGCGTCAGCATGAACCAGAGCANCAGCCGGTTCATGACCGGGAACTGCCGCCAGCGCCGCTCCTCGTCCGAGAGGTAGCGCGTGATGTCGACGTACCGCCCGGCGAGTTCCGACCAGATCGCCCACTGCTGGCCGCACAGCATCCGGATGTTCTCCTCGATCTGGCGGTCGCGCGCCCGCAACAGGTGGTCTTGGCCGTGCCACAGCCGCTTTACGTACTCGACGCGGCGGCTATCGAACTCGTCCGGCTCGAACGGGGACTGCCGAAGGGGCGGCACCCCACGGAACACCTTGGGGATGCCGGCGTCATCGAGAGGCGCCGGCTCCGACGCCTCGGTGGCGGGACGGAAGAAGATGCGAGAGAGTTGCCGGAGCGATGCCATTTCACTCCGCGGACGGCGGCACGTACTGTAGACGAGACATGGGCGTAAGACGCGCGGTAGATGTCGTCTAACTTCACGTTCGCGCGTGTACAACCCGCCGGGAATGGTATTTTGGTACTACGATGTTTGGTATGTGGGGACTAATCGGCGGGGATCGGCTGCCGCGAGTAATACCACCGCATGATCTTGAGCCGCGGCGGGCCGTCGCCGGGGATCCGCGCGGCGACACGAACGACGTGATTGCGGACCGTGTGGCGGCTGAGCCCGAGGGCGCGGGCGATCGCCTTGTTCGACTTCCCGGCCGCGACGAGTTTGGCGATCTCTAGCTGACGGACCGTCAGCCGAGCCATGACACCTCCTCGGCGGTCGCGCCGACCCGCTCGACCTGGTGGATGATGCGGTCGGCCTCGGCCTCGGCCTGCTCGNGCGAGCAACCTGTCTCGGCCATGAGGTCCTCGATCAGCCTCTCGCGCTCGACGGCGACGGCGTTCCGGATCGCCTCGCCTTCGGCGTCAGGGGCGTGCCGGACCGCCACCGGCTCCGTCTCCTTCCGCTCCCGGCCGACCAACCAAGCCAGATCCTTCCGCCGGCCGCGCTCGCCGAGGTAGAGCCCGCCGAAGAAGGCGGCGGCACCAAGCCCGGCCGCGGCCGCGATGCCCAAAACGACGAGCAACGTCGTCATTCTCCTCCTTTCCGCAGGGCGAGCCGGAGCAACCGGCCGCCGTCTAGGGATCCGATCGGGATGAGGTTGAACGCCGCAAGCGCGAGGTTGACCCGGGCGCCTGTGCCGTATCCGCACAGCGCGCAGAGCCCCGCGAGCACCAGGTTCGCCGCCGGCCCAGCCGCGAGTACCAGGGCGTGCGAGCGCCGGCCGCGCCGGAGGTACCACGGGCCGAGCGGGACAGGGCGGCACCAGCCGAGCGCGATCCCGAGCGCGGCGTACGTGACGACCGGCACGAGAACGGTCCCGAACGGGTCCAGGTGCGCGAACGGGTTCAGCGTGACCCTTCCCATGTCGCGCGGCACCGGGTCGCCCTCGAGGTCGGCCACGGCCGCATGCGCCCACTCGTGGATGACCATGCTGCACAGGGCGACCGCGATCAGCTCGATCGTCATCCTCCACCGTCCTTCCCCGCCGTCTCCCGCCGCTTCATGCGGATCCACGCGAACGGGTCCAGCCGCAGGAAGGACCGCCGCCGGATAGCCCGGCCGAGCTGGCGCCACCACCGGTTCGCCTTGATGACGTGCTCATGGTACCACTCAAGGACCTGGTAGAGCTCGTCGCGCCGGACGAGCTCCCGCCGGGGGCGCCGGGGGTCGCCCCGCTCGAAGAAGTATTCCCCGACCGACTCGACCTCCGGCGGGCGGTGCGAGCGCGGGGTCTTCGGCTTCGGCTTCTTCACGTGACGGTCTCCAGTTCACGGACCCGTTGGCGCGCCGGGATGACCGGCGCGAGTTCGATGCGCACGATCCGCCCACAATGCGGGGCGCCGCAGTGGTAGAGGGCGGCGTTCCGGCCGGCCCACGCCATGAAGGACAGCGTGTTCCAGTCGCAATACCGGCAGACCAGGCCGCGGACAGCTACCTTGGCCGGCGAGTGCATCGCGCTCCACCCCCGCTGCTCACGTCCATCCAGTACCGGAGTCCGGCCGACCGGATCTCCGCGCCGTTCCGTTCACCAGAGGCCCTCTCAGAACACCCCCACATCCGGCGGCAACGGCCCGGCCGCCCCCGCGCTGATCCGCGTCCCGATCCGCCGGGATTGCTCGGCTTCGTGCTCAAGCACGTGCTTGTCCCACGCGCTGATCGGTTGCTCCGGCTCCTGGACCTTCCCCCGCTGCCGCACCCAGTTACCGTACACGCAGGCGTCGCCCTTGTCGGGGCTCCGGCCGAGGCGCTTCCGGATGTCCTCCTTCGACTCGACCCAAATCTTCCCGCCTTTCGTCCACCAGGTCGGCGTGGTCAGGTCGCGGAAAAGCTCCTCGTCCCGCGGCAAGGCAATCCGGCCATGCTGGAGGTCCTCGCGGAGTTGCCACCACATCTGGGCGCGCAGGTCCGCGTACTTCGCCTCGTCGGCGACCGGCACCCGGCCGTCCTCGACGTACTCGAGCTCCGGCTCCGGCCTCGCCCCGCCGTTCAGGGCGTTCACGTAGCAGTTGAGCTCCTTCAGCTTGTTGACCGTGCCGGAGCCGACGCCGACCGAGTCCACGCCGACGTGCATGGGATCCACACGGCTGATCGCCATCTCGACGGCGACGTCCAAGCCGAGGCGCACTGGATCGGGGCAAGGGAAGGACACGACCTCGAGCAGACACGCGCCCAGCCACCGCGCGATCGCCGCGCGGTCGCCGTTCTCCGACGCGGCGACGTCGACGCCGAGCGCCCGGGGTCCCTGACGTAGCGCCGGGTCGTCGTAGCGGGCCGCGGCCGCCTCGCACCACTCCCAGCGGATGAGGGCGTCCTCGGCCTGCGGCGGGCTGATACCGCGCACGCGCCGCTNGTAGAGACTGCTGTCCTCCCCGTACCGTTCGCGCCGGCGCTGGACCCGCTCCCGGCTGACCGCGCCGGGCACGACCTCCTGACCGGTCACTACGTTCGGGTGGTCGTGGGCGGAGATCCTGACGTGCCGCACGCCCGGGCTCAGGCAGAACTGGTGCAGCGTGTCGTGCTGGCTGTCCGGGTTGCCGAGGCCGAGCCGTAGGTTATGCGGCGCCGTGACGGTGTTTTCGCCGGCNGTGAGGACCGGGAGCGGGATCCCCGGCATCTCCTCGTACACCAGGAGCATGTGCTCGGCGTGCATGCCCTGGGCGCGCGTCGCGCTGTCCTTCCCCGCCTCGATCCCGACGGCGTAGCCCACGGCGCCCCACTCGTCGGAGCCGGGCAGCATCCGGATCCGCAGGTCCAGGAGTTGCGCGAGGGGGAAGTGCTCCTGGAACCGGGGCCAAAGCTTCCGCATCTCCGTCCAGATGTAGAGGCGGAGCTGGTCCTCCTTCGGCGCGAAGGTGAAGACGCGCGCGCCCTCCCAGCACGCGAGGAACCAGAGGATCAGGCACGCGGCGAAGAACGACTTGCCTGTGCCCGTGCCGCTCTCCACGCCCACGTCCTCCCACGCGACGAGGCCCTCGGCGATCGCCACCAGCGGGTCCGGCGTGCCGTCCCACTGGTGGGCGTCGTAGCCGGGGTTCATCGACCAGACCAGGGTTTCCCGGGCGACCCCAAGCTTCTCCACGATCCAGTCGATCGGCCGCTCCCGGTACTCCTCGTGGATCTGCACACGCTGGCGGGCGCGCTCGCGCCGCAGGCGCTCGTACCGCAGGGCGAGCCGGGCGGCCCGGGGGCTAAGCATCACCATCGGCGCCGGCCTCCAGCCGCTCGATCTCCACGGCGAGTTCCTCGTCTGACAGCGATTCCAGCCGCTCGATCTCCGCGTCCGGCAGGTTTGCGAGGATGTGGATCATCCCGACCCTGCCCGAGAGCTTGTGTTTGATTGTCGGCGGGGCGAGCCGCTCGTCCAGCCGCTCAAGCATCTCCTTAGCGAGCTGCGCGTTCCCCGCCTTGATCGAGTCCAGGACTGCCCGCCTGGACGCATCCGTCAGGTCGACCAGCCACCGCTCCTCGGCCTCCCGGCGGGCATCCGCCCACGACGGATCGCTCTCCCACAGGCGGATCGTCCGCTCGGAGCGGCCCACCGCTCTTCCCGCCTCGGCCTGGGTCGCCCCGAGCATCCGCATGTATGCGGCCGACACGCGCTTCTCCCAATGTGCGGGCCGCTTCTTCTGCGACTCAGGAGGCGCAGATATCTGCCGCTTCGCCATCGCCTGCCTCCATCAGCCACGATCGAGCGCCCGGGCCATCCGAAGCGCGAGCCGTGGGGAGACGCGAACGTGGTCGCGCCCGGCGAACTGCTCCGACCGACGCCGGAGCCAGCGGGCGAGCCGCCGCGCGCCGACCGCCTCGAGGTGTTCCGCCACGGCTTCCGCACGCCAATGCGTGCACACGACCCGACCACGACGTCCGCCCAGCCGGCGCGCTTCCGCGGCACAGTAGCGCAGCATCGCCGCGTCCTTGGCCCGCTCGTCCAGGGCTGCGCGGTACGCCGCGAGCGCCGCCTCGGCCAGTATCGCGAGGCGGCGCCTACGCCGATTCCTCAGCCGTTGTAGCAGCCGCATCGCCTCTCCTCAGGTGCAGGTCCTCCCTTNGCCCCTCGCTCACGCCGCCCTCGCCAGGCACGTCCCGCACGNCGCGGNNATCCTGGCCGGCGCCACGGTCGGCCCCCGGTTCGCCGCAGCCAGCAGGTCGGCCACGCCGCCGGCGGCCGGACCACTCCCGGANCTGTTGCGCCTGGCGCGCCCGCGCCCACGCGCCCCCGCGCGGCTGGGGCATCTCGGCCTGGCCCACGATCGCGCGCATCCGGCGCCGCGCGGGAAGGTTGTACGCATGTACGAACGTACGTTCGGTTATAGAAAGCGCCGCGCTCGTCAGCAAGAGTGCGGNACCGTCTAGGGTCACAGACCCCACGCCGATCCGCTCTTCGCGCTGCCGATCACCGAAGGCCAGCCGTCGGGAGGCACCGACGCCTGAGGCTCGTCACCCCCGCCGCTGGGTGTCAGATTTCCACCGCACTACCGCTATTGCCGCCGCCGCACGGGCGGCGCCGATGCCCGTAAGTGCGCGCCAGACAAGCACGTAGCCCAGCGCGCGGGCCGTCGCGCCCGGGCCCAGGAACCGGCATTCTTGGGGGGCGTCCTCGACAGTCCTGACAGCCTGACGGAGCGGGCAGCGTCCGACGGAATCTCCCCGGCTGAGGCCGTCGGGCAACGGCCCTTG